AGGAAATCATAGGTTGTACGATGCACAAGGTCGAAACTGAAGTTCACATTGCGGAGCGCATTGTTCAGGATCGCGGATGCGGAATCTGTTCCATATTCATCATTGAGAAGAGCTATATTTTGGGTCAAGGTTACGGTTCCCGTCCGCACTTTGATCAGATTGGTGCCCATCATCAACGTTCCTAAGGTCCCTGGTATCGGAGAACCATGTGTCTCTATTATGGGCCAGAACGGCTTGACCTTAGCACCCGAATCTTGGACTGAGTCCAGCGCAGGGGAGATCGTCAAAGTCCCGTCAGTTGAATTGACATTCGTGACCTCATAGCCCTGACCGTTATTATCGCTCGTTCCTATCGTAATGAAGCTCCCGACGGAGAATGAATCGGGTGTTACGACATGAATCGTGGTTACGCCGCTGGTCTCAACTTGACTCAGTGTGCTAACCCCGGTGTGAACTAATCTCTTCGCAAGTCCTCTATACTCGACAGTAGCGAAATTTCTACCATCGATTCTGAACTCGACTTCATTCACGATAGCGCCGACAGCAGCTTCGGCATACTCTTCTGTCCCGCGCCAGAGAGTGTGAGAGAAGTCAATCTCTTTGGTGAGAAAGTATCCCACCTGCACTTCACCAGTCGAATTCACCTGGCCAAAAGCTGCCCTGAGCAGTCGATTATCGTCGGGCGAGTAACCTGGATTGCCGTGCGGAATGAGATACTTTTGCATCCGCCAAGTCCCTTCCCATCGCCCCAAGATCCGCTGGATCTGAGATCTCGTATAATTCTTATCATCTCTAAACAGTCTCTCCCTGTCTCCGGAGAATTCGCTTGTGAGAATTTTCATCCCCGTGGCGAGAGAGTTACCAGGACCTGCAATCTCGCCAAAAGCTGTCTCAGGAACGACAAAAAACTTTTCCTCCCAGCCGTAAGTGATAGTTGCCATTATTTGTTCACCTCCTTTTTAGAAGTTCTCTTACCTCGAGTTCCCTTTTTCTCAAGAAACTTAAAGTTCCCACGCTTGACCAGAAGTTTGGCCAAGGCTCGATTTACTTTAAGAATCATTCCCGGTTCAAGCAGTTGTGTCTCTAGTCTGCCGCCGGGGCTTCCGATGTATTGAACATATTCTATCTCATTCATCGAATCCTCCTCACGGTTGTTTTGCATCATAGAAATAATCGATGGACAGGTCAATTTGTACGATACCTCGATCACCGACCAAGGGACTGAGGTTAACAACTCTTGTTACCCAAGCTCGCTCGGCGTGCCCTCCCAGAGTTATGTTGTTCCCGATTGCTTTCTTCACATCCGCAACAAGTTCCTCTGCATCTTGTATCCTCCTCGCTCCGGCGGTGTACCCAATAATCATCACCACAAATGAGCTATGCTCTGTCATATCAGGTTCGTGGTCAATCGTTTCTTCATCAGCAAGGATATACAGCACGGGGAACTTCTGGAGCTGATCCCAGTCTTTTGGCTCAAACGAAACCTCCTTCACAGTGGTGAGATAGCCGTTCTTTTCGCTTATCTCACTCAAAGTCTGCTTGATGTTTGTCAGGATCATGTGTCTTTGACTTGACATTTAGCCACCCCTGAGAGTCTTCTGAATTGCATCCGCGAACAATTCTTCGATCTGGCTTCGGCAGTCTCGCAGAGCTGTCCGAAGGAATGGCCTTGCGGGTATCACCACTTCAGATACCCGGTGCCACAGTCCATCACGTGTCCGAAACCTTAAATATTTTCCGCGTTTTGCCCTGATTCTTGCGCCGAACTCATGAACTGGTGCGTAGGTCAAGCGGCTGAACACCGCGCCAGCTCCCTCACTTCCCCGCATGAACACCGCGGTCTTGATGGATCTTCTCAGATCTCCGCTCACAACTCCCAGTCGTCTCGGTCGAGGCCCCGAAAGATACTCTTCTCTCGACCTTGTCTGAACCAGTCGCGTCGCTCTCTGAAGCGCCAGGTAAAACTGCCTCGGCAGCTTCGACTTAGCTTCTTCCATATCTCGACGGAATTTTTCGACATCCGTTGTTGTGATCTCGATCATCAATACTTCCTGTATCTTTGCAGGATCTCTCGGGCCTCACGTGGTATGTCCTCCTGCACGAAGCGAGCACCTCCTTCACCTGCTCTTGTCCGCTCTCCTTCGATGCCAAAACGCCCTTTTCCAGCCGGTGCCTTGAGGTACATGTCGGTTGCGAGAACCAGACATGCCAACCGAAGATCCTCCGGGTACCTTCCTGCCGGAAAGTCTGATGTATAACTGAGCTCGCCCGTGCGGTCTGTCGGATCGAAACCCAGAAGATCAGCTATAGACTGCGATGAATGCGATCCTGTTTTAAAGAGAACCGAAAATAAGCCAGCTCCACCCGAGCCATCTGATGACAAAGTGAACTTTTGGGCCACAGAATCGTAGGCCACGGTATAAGTCGAGTCGCCGCTTGCGTTGAGCTGTGTTTGCAGCTCCTCCGCAAACTCGTCCGGAGCGTAGGAACCCGGAGTCAGAACAGCGGTTCGTTCGACTCCGACGGTCTCTTCAAAATCTAAGCTGTCTCTCTCGGGCGTGACCTCGAAGTCCTGGTAACCTGCCTCATACACCACTTTGATGTTCAACTTTCCCGCTTGGAAAGCGCCATCACCGATCATCTGAACGATACCGGTCTTCTGATCCACAGAATAGTAGCTCGGGTCTATCAAGGAGGCGTCGGTGAATTCCCGAAGGGGATCATCGTGTATCGAGATGATACGCTGCACGGGGTACTGATCGAGCATGAGAATCCGGGGATCCCCCTCGCCCGAATGGTACTCGGTCAAACGCTGCCTTCTAAACACTCTATTGCAGTTCGTCTCAATACGTGCAGAGGCAGAGAGGATCAAGGACCTTAAGAAGCGATCCTCCTGTTTGTCCCTCTCAAGAAGATCCATCCCCAGGAACTCTCTCAGGTCATAAACAGAAACTATCTGAGTCGCTGGCATTTAAAACCTCTGACTTCAAATTTACCGAACGATAAGTCCGAATCATCTATGAAAGATTAGATCTTCGAGTTTTCCGTCTCGGCTTTCTGGATTTGACTGATCTCACCGGCTCAGTCGTCTCTGTAGGCGCTTCAACAATCTCCTCCCAGTTATTCGGAAAGTCTTGAAGCAGCTGTAAAGCCTTGCGTCTCGAAATAAACCGCTTATCGCCTTCCTCTTTGTAATCGACAACTTCCTTCTCCAGTTGGTCCGAGATCTCGAACTCGTCACCCGGCATTGAGGAGAACTGCGGGCACAAATACAGTCCTCCTACGTTCCTCAGCTTCATTGCCATGTCCTCCTTTCCAGAATCTCCTTATAGAATTGATGGCGTCCACCGATCTTTCTGTTGATGTCATAGTTCTTTTCGACAAACTTACGCAGATTAGTGCCAAGTTCTTTTCGTAGCCTTTTGTCAACTATCAGTCTCCTCAGATACTTCACGAAGTCTTTCCCATTTCGGCACAGAAAACCGGTTTCTCCGTGTTGAATGACTTGCTCATACATCCCGACCCGAGATGCCACAACAGGAAGACCGTAAGCTCCTGCCTCTATTATCTTCAGCTCTGACTTTGAACGGTTGAATCGTGTGTCAACTACCGGTGCGATTATGATGTCAAACTCCGTGAAGAAACTTGGGTATTGGTCGAAAGGTCTGCTCTCCTGAATTATCAGTTGATCTGTTGGTATATCAGAGAACATCTTTATGATCGTGTCCCAGGTATTCGTAACCTGATCCGCCGGGATCCTATAGACAAGCGGCTCACCGTTCGGCCCTTTCACAAGCTTTAAGGCTCTCACTTTCTTGGTATAACCACAGAGAGAGAATTTGACGTGTTTAAACTCGCGGGTGAGCTGGGAGATGAAACCCTCGACGATCTGGAGGTCCTCCTTGTGGGTGACGCCCCCGACCCAGCCAATTACTACGTCTTCTCTATGATTATCTCGTTTAAAGTTCCACTGTGGTGCATCAAGCTCTATCATGTTCGGAAAGACCCGAACGTTTCTGTTGAACTTCGAAAGCTCTTCTGCCAGGATCGGTGTTGTGCAGGTCACCCAATCCGCGTTTGCAGCAAGATATCGAATCTCTTTGTCCCAACCCATGAATCGATACAATGGCTGAAGCGGATTTTGCCAGGGAAGATGGATATCGAGATCATCAGTCTCAAAGATCGTCACCTTCCCCAGGGTCCTCGCCAGTTCGAGATTCTCTTTATGTGAACTGTGATACCTCTGAAACACTACGATGTCTGCAGAGCGAAGCTGTCCGAACGCGGGGCTGATGCAAACCTCCGTTTCGACGTCGTCGAAATGTCTTTCTAACGCTCGGGCTGGTATCTTACAGCGATACTCCGAGCAAGCGTCATGATCTGAAATGCTGAATAGAATTTTCATATCTACGCTGCTAATTCTTCTTGAACTTCTTTCCAGACCTCTTCAACCGTCAGATCTTTCGGATTCGCATATATCACTCTGGCATACGGATATGAAGTCCAACGAGACGGAAGACATTTTGGATAGATCTCTATCATCGGAACCCGGAAGGCTGCGCAGATGTGTGCGATGCCATTGTCAACTGTGATAACCAACCGCGCATCCTTCAGAAGGGTTGCCACCTGCCAGATTGGAAGTCCGTATAGTGGAACAGCTCCAAGGATATTCAAAGGCGACTCATCCTCACTGCCGATCTCACAGACGGATCTGCGGAATTTCTCCTGAATCAAACGACCCAATTTCTGCCAATTACTAAATGCCCACTGCTTATTGCCGATGCCATCTTCACCCTGTGGTTGATTGCTTTGGGTATGCGGACTGAGCACGACATAGTTACCCCGTCCAGCACTCTTGGGTTCAGCAAGAATTGGATAGATGTGTGTGACACAGACTCCGAATAGTCTTCCGTAGGCTTCTGAGAGATGCAAACCCTTGAGAGCGTACTGATTCAAGGCTGCTCCGGCCGAGAGATGAAAGAGAAGATCAAAGTTCTGCAGATTTCCAGGCTTCTCAGCCCGATCTACGATCTGACACCATTCTCCCACCAGAGCACTGCAGATCAATTGATCGATAACTGGTGACCCTCTAAGGATCCGCATTTTCTCCAGATCCCGAACTGCTAACGTGATCTTCCAGTGTGGCCATTGCTTCCTCACTTCCCGAAATAGCGGAGTGAGACAAATGGCGTCTCCCATATTGTACTCTGTTAGAAAGCAGGCTTTTAACTTCATTTCACTCCAGCCAAAAATCATTGAAACTATGACTTAAAGGCTTCTATCTCCAGGTCAAAATCGTCTTTAAGAATTCTGACTCGAGAATAGCCAGCATCTTTCAGAAGACTCTTCAACCTCCTTGGCCAAAACATCGTCTTATGCAACATAAAAGGAGTCGCCTCTTGATCGGCGCCGATCAGCCGTTCTAGGATCTCTTCGTCAGAATGTCTTCCCGACACCAGAGCTTGAGCTGCCCATCTTATATTCGGCACAGGGAGAACCTCACTCTCCAGGAGATGTTCCAAAGTATGTGAGCAATAGATCTCATCACAACTGCTGTCAGGAATCGTTCCGAGTTTTCGAATATCATCCACGATATCCGGCTTCCAGCGAGGATCAATGTCCACTCGCAGATACCCGCTTTTTTCCCTTCGGGCCCTGCGCCTAAGTTTAATTTCATTTCGTTGGGGCCGGGCCCAGCCCGAAGGCTGGGCCCGGGTTAAGGGTTAGAAGGTTACGTACTAATATTATATCCAATTACAACAGCGGGATCAGTTCCACTCACCGTTCTCACCGGCTTGAAGTCCAGGCGCTGAGTTGCGACCAGGATCTGCTGATCGACCTCAATGTCTTCCTTCGTCTTGATCGTGACTTTACGCCTGTCTCCATATTTGAGCCCCGGAGTATAGACGCAGAAGACGACTGTCTTCGAGTTCCCGGGTCCGGAGTACACGCCATTCGCATCAAGATCCTCGCGGATCAGATCGGATACAATGATCGGAATCCCGTCAACCTTTCCAAGCTCGCCGGTCAGGACCGTGGCCTTCGGTCCATATTTATCGACGGTCCTCACCTCAGTCCAATCGACCATCTGATGGAAAGCAGAGACCCCAACCACGTATGCCAGATTATTGACCCTGATTCCATATTTCTTCATGGCTTTCCGGAGGGATCTTAGACCCGTCAAGTTGAAGGTTGCCAGATCGACCTTGGTCTCATCATTCGCCAACGCCAGCTTACGGTAGCCCTTCCAGGCCTTGCGAGCATCATTTGTGTCAGTCACATCAGAGTCCTGATGCGTATCGGAATCATCGCCGTTGATCGTTGCATTCTCTTCGGCCTCTGCAAGAGCTGCCGCAATGTCGGACTTCACCCAATCAAGAACAGGAATGATGGAGTCCTCAGAAAGCTCCTCGGAGAAGAGCACTCGTGCACCGAGCTTCACGGCGCGGAGAGTGAACTTCCCAGTGCCACCTTGAGTCGCCTTGATCTTTGTAGGCGAATCGCCGGTCGATTCACCAAGCAGATATGCTGTCGGCTTGGTAGTGACAACCGGAGGCTCGTATGGACTGGTCGGCATGGGGATCCGGCCGTGTAGAGACGCAACTTTGCGTTCGAGCTCTACTCGCTCGATTAGTTGCCTAGACATCTGGGTCGGAACCCATTCAGCCCCCCCGCCTGCCTCTTGGGTGTCGAGAGCTTTCCTGAAAATCCCCGCCTTCTGAATGAATGTCTCATAATAGTTCAGCTCGTTAGCTGGCTTCTTCAGGAGAACGGACAGAAGATACAGGTCGTCAGAAGACTCCTGAAACTCCCGGATCTCAGGCTCGTCTGAGTCGATCATCAGAGCCTTCTCCAAGGTCAGATCGCAGCCCTTAAAGAAATTCCTTGCATCACTCAGATCGAACTCGCCTTTCCGAGTCGGCCGAGTCGACCAAGACTTCTGAACCGCATCCTGGATCATCTTCTCCAGATTCTCCTTCTTGCCAGCCTCGATCTTCTGGCGGATCTGCGACATCAGCTTTTTCACCTCATCAAATTTATCAGCCATCTGTTTCACCTCCTTTCATGATATGAATCAAAAGATCAAGCTTCAGGTTTCTTCTCTTCCTTCGGTATCAGATGGTAGCGATCGAGCAAGTCATTGAGATCTTTCATGCTCTGAGTAACCAAGTCCAAGGTGTTCTTCAGCTCTTCATTGTCACTCTTCATCTTCTCATTTTCGCTCCGGAGCTGCTCCAACTGCTCTTCAAGCTTCTTTCTCTCCTCATCAGTCATACTATCCTCCAATTTCTCGGGTTTAGGGTAGGCATAGGGGTATGGATAAGCTCGACCCCTGGCCAAGCCGGTCAAAATGCTTTTAATCCGCTGGAGCTTAGATTTCTTATCATCATCTTCTTCAGCATCTGCATACTCATCTACCAGCGCGATTAGCTCATCCAGAGGTATGGTCTCAAAAGACTGCCCACCTTCATCCTTAACCAGCAAGATCTTCAGTTCTTCATCTTTTCCTTGTTTCGACATGTCGTCTTGCTCACCTCCTTCCGACATCACCGGAATCTGTCCCCCATCTTTCTCAAATTCATCAAGTGCTTTTGAAATAGACCACCTGAGGACTTTCGCTTGAGGATTTGCTGGCACTGAGACCAGAGAACACTCGGTCAGATACATCTGCTTGATTATCCTGGCGACTCTCTGTAGCGCAGGAACAAATGACTTCACAGCATTCAAAATCCGACCTTTTATGGAGAACTTATTCAGGACACCTTCTTTGATCTGCTGCCAGATCTCGGGTACGGTCTTCGAGATCATAACTTTGATCCAAAGTCGATCATCCTCGGCTGTCGTCTTGACGACCTTTCCAATGCGACGATTTGGGTCGTGGTTTTCAAGAACAGTTGAGTTTTCTAATAGATCGCCTTCTGAGAGCTTAATTGCTTCAGGAGTTATGATGTCTCCTTGAAGATCAAAATCATCTGTTGCAGCGTAGCCTTCAACATACCAATTGCCATCCCTTTCCTCTGCCTTCTCGATCTCAAAATCGAAATCGAAAGCTACGTTAATTCCCAATGCTTCTCACCTCCTTCTATTAGAGAATCTGAGCTTGCCATGCGAAAGTGATGTCTGCCCCCGGCGCAGCATCGACATTAATCGTGAAGGTTGTGGCACCAACACTGCTAATCCAGAACTTCTTTGCGCCGCCCAGATCGGCGGTCGGCGTAACCATGATATCCTTGGCCGTGGGAGTCAATGACAGACCATGCGTTACAACCACCGAAGTCGAACCGCTCGTCACCGTTGCTTCGCCGGAATTCTCTGTGACCAAACCGATATTGCCCCTGAACTTCGATGAACCAGCGCCTGTGTAAGAAACAATTCTATTCCCAATTGCCATGAGATTAGTCGCCCCATTCAGCAATGCATATGCAGTCTCTTCCAACGTGCATCCTATTATGTGCGGTCGTTGCCCAGCTACTATTCTCAAGCCATAATCTCCATTCATATAT